CAAAGCTAGTTGAAGACAAGCATTACGTCATTGACCAAGATTTGGTTATTGCTGACGCAATCCGAGCAAGAGGTGAAGCATGAATAAAGAAGTAATCCATAAACAAGTGACCCAAATGGCTGAATCTTGTGGGTTTTCAAGGACGCATACTGGAGACGTTGAGCTTTGGTTGTGCAACAAAAACGACCTTGAAGCCTTTGCCCAACTGGTAGCAAAAGAAATGCGTGAATACATGGTGTTTCAATGTACGCCAAATGATTGGATGAAAGAACACATTGCGGCTGAACGTGAGGCGTGTGCAAAGGTGTGTGGCAGATTGGCAGATGAGGCGTTAGTAGTTGGCGATGAAGATGCTGTAATGTGTTTTGAAGAAGCAGAAGACGCAATCAGAGCAAGAGGTGAGTCATGAGCTGGCCTTTCAACTATCCACCTGTGCCTTGGACTGCCAAGCAAATCAAAGAATACGCGCAACAACAACGCGCACAACTACCAGAAAGTCCTTTATGACAAATGAAGAAAATTTAATGGCTGATTTATTTGATGTGTTGATGAAGTACGACAACAAAGTAACAACAACATTTGCTGTTGGAGTTCTTGAAATGCTTAAAAGCGATTTAATTAAAAACCAATTTGAAACAACTTTAAAGGTTATGGCAAATGAGAAAGCCCGTAGGAATAACAGTCCCTTACCGTGAGGTTGGATACAAAGAAAAGCTAAAGCTGCTTGACCTGACAGACCAAGAGATCACAGAGATTCTCAGGGACTACAACATGGCTCCGAATCCGCATCGCATGGGCGCGGCTCGTGAAATCATCAGATCATTTCTTGAAAAGAACGGGATTACAAAATGAAATACATCGACCACATCGCATATCCAATCATGCTGGCCGTAATCTATGTGCTCATTGGCTTGGTAAACTGGGATAGAAGCCCCGCAAACTGGAGCATGGAGCATCGCATACTCTGGATCGTTTGGGCGCTTGCATGGGGCTTTGCGCTACGTCTGCGCATACTTCGTGAGAATGGGAAGATCACATGGACGCTATAGAAAACATCGCTCTGATAATTTTCTTGCTGGCTCTTGGTGTTGGCCTGACTGTTGCCGTACTGATCGGATTTATTTACGTTGTCGAGTTTATGAATGACTGACCAAAAAGACACTCTTGATGAAGCTCGCAGTGCGCTTCAATCAATGCTGGCTGGCGTAAGCTGCACCCCGATGGAGAAAGAATTCTTCATCAGGGGCTTTTTTCTAGGAAAGTACAGCGATAGCCTTCAGAGTGTGGGAAAGCCTGTCGGCAAGACCGATAGTTCCACCATTGATCTTTTTGGTTAGGTTGATCCATGTTGGGCGACCTTCACCGTCCAGTGGAGCGCCACTCTCAGCCAGCTCATTGCAATTGTGAGTTGACCAGAACCAGCCAGCTGTCATCAGTGCGTACAAAGGCGTAGCAACCAATTCTGGCTGCATCACGAAATCAACGCCGAGGGCTTGTCCAGCATGGTAGTAACCGCTATGGCCGGTCAATTGGATTGCACCTCTGCCGCGAAAACGATACCCATCCCCTGATGCTTCATCCCTGTTTCCCATACGATTTGCGTAAACAGAATTGGCAATCTTTTTCGGATTTTTTTCGTACTGCTTGGCAAACTCAAGCGTTGGAAATCGCTTTGGCCACAGCTTCATCAGTGTCTCAGCGCGGTAGTTCAGGTTCTCTTCAAAGATTTTGAAGTTGCCGCACTCATGCCCACACTGGCCAATGAATGCCGCCTGCTTGCGAGGAGTGTCGATCTTGAACTTGATGAATGTCGCGTTCAATGGGTCGGCTAAGTCTGGATTGATGTGCAGAGCCTTCAGTTGTTCACTTGTTACCATTTACTGATTCCTTCACTTCGTTGTAGGCAGCGATGCAGGCGTTGAGCTGCTCTGTGTTTCTGTCGCCTTGGGCGATGATGGCTGCAATAGCTGCAAGAGTCTCTCGCTCAGATTCGCTTCCCGCTTCGTTCCGATTGCTGGTGGAAGGTCTGGCACTTGAACTGTCCTGTGCGCAACTTGAGGCGGGGAGGCGCATCCTGCCAGAACGGATAGCGCGATCAAGAGCAGACTGTTTTTCAGTGATGGCATTGTTGGCCTCCATGAGTTGTGATGTTTGGTTGTTGAGTTGCTTTTGCAGCTCATGCTCTTTTGTTCGAGCCTCTTCATTCTTGGTCGCGATCTCGGCCTGCATCTCAGCATCCCTTTCGCCCCACCCTTTGTGATGGCCATAGAAGTAGACGCAGATAGCCAGTATGACGGCTACGATTGCGGTCTTCATGACTCATCCTTTGCTGCGGCTCGTTCCATTGCGATTTCTTCGCGAGCTGGATCAATGTGATCTGGAGGTGTCGTCGGAGGTGGTGGCGCTCTCCATGTTTCGTCCAACTCAGGATTTTGAAATCCCATCCAGTTGAAGTTGGGCATGATTGATGAGGATGTCTGTGGCGCAGGCGCAGGCGCGGGTGGTGTCGGTGTTGACGGAGGTATACCGAGGTTTGGCGCGATCTTCTCAGCCAACACCTGAGAGCCTTTGTTCACGGCGAACATGCTGACAATTGTCGTGACACTACTGGCCAGAATCAGAACGATGTCGTTGAGCATCTTGGTGAACGCCTGGTCGATTGGAGCCATTGTCTTAATTGGCTGCGACACCCAGATAACCGAGTACAGCATTGAGCCAACGATGCCGCCAAGCACCAGCATCAGGATAAAGACAACAAAGCCCCAAACGCAGACCTGAATGACGCGCACTAGATCGTCTACGTTCCTTATTTCAAGATACTTCATTTGCTTGGCTCCGATGCTACGGGTTGAGGTTGTGCAGCTTGCTTCTCCAGAATCGGAGCAACGAGATAGTCAGGGCAGTCTTGAGAGAAAAGGCAATCAGGACGCTGGCAGCGTTTCTTGCTGAAGTTTACGGGGTCTTGACAGAAATACCTGTAGCGATCCTCGCAACCAGCAAGAAGGAGCAGCAAAACAAAAACAAACCTCATTTCGATTCCTTCTTCATTTCCTCTTTGAGCTTTCTCAGCTCACGAGCTTCCTTCTTGATCTCAGCCTTCATCCAAAGAGTGTCAACGTAAGCCATGAAAGAAAATGTGAAAACGACTAGCAGGACAACCAGTACGATCAGATGCGCCAGAAAGACGCTCGTGCTATCGCTTGATCTCTTACTAGCCACAATATAAGCCCCAAAAAAAGCAACATCAACAAAGCTATACCAGCATCCATAGACTTGACACGAATCTCTTCCATCAGGTCTTCGTGCTCCCTTCGAGCAATCATGTCTTCCCTTGACTGCTTCTCTCTTGCAATACGTTGCTCTTCCTCGATCTGCTCGCGCATCTCTTCAAACTGACTCCACAGAGCACCAAGCTCAGGCGGTGAGTGATACACCATCTGCTCTCTCAACTCAACCTGCATGGCCAGCAACTTCTGACGAACCAGAATCCTTTTGAGCGCCATTCGCTTCAGGGATACATCTTTGCCTTGCAGTTTCTTTGCCTCACGCTCTTGCTCCCAGAACAAGGCTTCAAGCGTGTCAAACGCATCAAACATATTGCCAAGTTCATCACCAATCTTGAAGATGACTTCATCTGGATTAGCTTTGGCTACCTCGGCAACACGTTTTTTCTCTTCCTGAATCTTTTCAGCTTGAGCCTTCGAGACTTTCTTTCCAGCAAACTGGCCAGAAATCTCATCATAGATTTGCTGGACGTTACCAGCAACCCCTTTGACTTCCTTGTAAAGTGCGCATCCTTCCTTGACGAGTTGAAACGCAGTGGTCGCCGCGAATAAAGCCGTCCCGATAGGCACTTACTTTTTCATCCAAGCCAATACAAAACCAATCAAACCGGAAAGCATAGATGCAACGGCCATGCCAAACCAAAGGCCACCCTTGCCGCGATTGGCAAGCTCAAGCAGCTCCTCGATCTGGGACTCCATCTTGTCCATCTTCTTATCCATGTTTTGTACGCGCTCCCAAAGAACGCCGTACTTTACTGGGTCAATTTCGTTGGGTTCCATGTTTTACTCAACTAAAGGGGTCATGTTTTCAGGTTTGTACTCAACAGCAGCAGGTACACCATCTGGGTCAATAATGTCAGTAAGCTCTGCGCCATCACGGATTGGATGGATGCAATACGCAACAGTGCCAGCTTCTAAAGCCGTAATCTTGTGAACTGTACCCTTGCGGATGTAGACAATCTGAGGGGCTTTGAAGTCTGTGGTTGTGCCATTTACTTCAACACAAACTGAGCCGTGAGCCACTAAAGTTTGGTGGTCATAGGTATGGCTGTGGCCTTCCATTACATCGCCAACCTGCTCAAAGTGCATCTGCTTAATAAACATTGCACCAACGCATGAGATGGAGCTTTTCATCATAGGACTGCAACCCCAATGCCTTGACCTGGCTCAAGAGGCCATGTAATGTTGTTTACGTCTGTCTGATTTGTAATGTCACGCAAGGCTTGGCGATATGTTTTCCAGTTGAGCTTCTCAGCATCTGTCAACGGGGAATCGGCAAGCTGAGTCCAATCG